CCTTTGATACTCTTTGTTAAAGAGTTTCGGAATTTGCTTGGATCAAATGCCTTTGTTGCCATGCTTATTCGAGCTCCATCCCGTTGTATTCTTTAATAAGTGCAATGAGTTCTTCTTCTGATGCACACATAACTTTTACTGATTTCCAGTCATCTTTTTTATCACGACCGTTGATTTCTACCATCCAGCCGTTATCATAACGATTAACAGAGATGTTATCATTGACTTTCGTCAGCTTGTTAATTTTTGCCATTTGTTTTATCTCCTAATATAAAAAGCAATAACGATTATAGGCGTGCATCGAACACGCCTATAATATTATTTTTACCCGTTTTGACGAGCACGGATCTTTGCAAGAATATCCTGTGCGCCAGTAGATGCTGTATTAGTTACAGGTGCAGGTCTAGTTGCAATTGCTGCATCTCTAGCTGCTTCTTCAGTTGATTTAAAACCAATGTCATCCTCGTCGTCATGCACAACAGCTTTAGACGATGCAACAGGATCGCCAGTACGAGCTGCCATGCCGCTAGGACGGAAATATTGACTCCAACGATCTGCATCGTATGCTTCGCCGTCAACCGAAGCTTCGAACATTTCTTTGATGACTTTAAGTTCAACGTCAGTGGGTTTCTTAGGAAGAAAGTCGTTGAGATTATACAATCCGAACTCGTTAATTGCTTTCATTTCTGAATCTGATAGCGGACGATCACGACGAGCCCAATTGCTTGCACCATAGTCTGCATAGCCGCCTTTAGATCCTTTGTTAAGACGGAAGTCAACACCAGCAGTATAGTCTGTTGGTAGTTCTTCCATGTCAGGATCCATAAGTGCTGCTTTGATAAGCTGGAAGATTTGAGGACCGATAATAAAACGTCGAATCGGATTATCCGGCGTAGTATCTTCTTTGAGCGGATTGTCAGATACAAATCCTTGGAAAATATAACTACGCTTTTTCCAATACTTGCGTCCTAGATCTTCGAGTGTAGGGTCTTTGAACCATGGACGAACTTCGGTAAGAATCGGGCATGATTCGCCATACATTTCCATGCAAGGAACTTGTACTTGAACAGGACGTGATTCGGTTTCTCCTTTTACTCCTGCAAAAGGAAGTTTAATCATTGCACGTTCTACCCAAAAGAAGTCGTTTGAAGTATTGCCATCTGGAAGAAAACGAATAGTTGCAGTTTGGCCTTCTGCCATGTTCCAGAATGGATAAATTGCGTTGTCGCCGCCGGTGTTTTGATTATTACCGCTAGAACGTGTTTCCTGTTCTTTAAGTTTCGCGCGGATTTCTGCTAATGATGCCATAGTATTGCCTCCTTGTTATTGCCTATGCATTTGTGCCTTTAATGTGTAGCACAGTTACTAAACTACACAATATTATTTATCTTGTCAAGTATTTTTTTAATATTATTAATGAGTTAGCGGATTATAAACCCGCTAACTGCTTTATGATTTCTGTTTGAGGATAACGAGAATTTAGTGTTTCTTGTGCATTGCGTTTAGCAACAGTTGCCTCAACTTTTTGAATAAATTTAGCAGCCGGCTTTACATATTGCGTACCATAATCTTTTTCTACCATAGTAAGAACTGCTGTCGGGCCTTTTGGAAATGTTCCGTTTTCTCTATCAAAATAAGATAGAATAAACTCTCCAAGCGGTGTTTGTTGTTTTTCTAAAGTAACTTCTTTGCCGTCTGGTCCAGTAATTTTGTCGCCTTTTTTCTTGCCTGACATTTTAGCTTGACGAACTGCGTGAGCAAATGCATTGCCCTCTTGTACATTCATTTCAATCCACTGCATAAGAGGGTATAGTGTGTTTACAATTTCATTGGCAAACCCTGCATCTTTTCCTGAACCAGGTTCTCTTTCCATACTTTTTGCTTTTTTACGTAGTTCAATCACAGGTGCTACTATTTGTTTAAATTTAACGTCACTGGTATCGGCATTGCTTTCTAGCCAAGTAACAACATCGTACACATCATTTACATACATGCCTGCTAGATTGCCATCGTATGAGCCTTGGCCCAGTTCGATACTTTTGCCTATCTTGCGTAAATTACTTAATATTTCTATAGCATCTTTAGATGAGTTAATATATGCTTCTTCGATTTCGTCTTCTTCTTTAACTTTAACACAATTGTCTACACGCTTGCCACCTTTCATTTTGGTGCCCATGCGCTTGTAGCCCTTCCAGCATACCTTGCCATCTACGCCTTTTTGCTTTTCTTCACTGAGTGTACGCCAGCTTGGGTTTCCACAATCTTCGCAAACATGATCTGCAAACTGACCCATTGCATCTTCAAATGTCTGCTCTAGTTCAAATTCTTCTTTGGTCTTTTTCTTTTCAGCTTTACTGTACTTGTCTTTTAGACGACCAAGTTCTTCTTGACTTGCGCCTTCACGACCTGCTTGTGCAGCCTTTTTCATATATTCTTTACCGTGCTTTTTTACGCCTGTATAGTACTGTAGTCCGCTTTCGTCGATTATATCGTCTGGACCCAGTTCTGTAGCTTTAGTAGCTTCCGATACTAATTTATAAATGTACGGAAACACGTCTTTTAATTCTTCATTAAACTGTTTTATAGTTAATTGATCTATCCAGTTCTCAGCTACGTCTTCTGGTACTTCTTGTACGTCTGGTGCTGTATAACTTGATACTGCTTCTGCATAATATGATGGTTTTTGTAGATTTTGAATTTCTTTCTTAATAGTTGCAACACGTTCTTTTACAATACCGGTATAATCTGCCAATCCTTCTGCTACTACACTACTACGATTTATATATTGACTAAATCTACGTAGTTTTGAAATTTCTTCAGAAAGCCCAGAAATATATTTTCCAAAGTCGTCGTATGCATTTCCGCCTTCGCTGACATGCACTGCCATTGCTCTTGCACCACTTAGATGTTTATATGGATATTTAAAACGTTCACCAGTTGGCGATTCGATATAAATTGCATTTATTTTTTGTGTTCTTCCTGTAGCACTTTCTACATTTATAGGTGCAACATGCTTTATAGCTAATCTAGCATTTCCAATGCGCTGATAACTTGTTTTATTTGTGCCATACATTTTAGATTCGGCCATGGTTTCATCTCCGGAAGGTTTGGTTGCTAAGAATGAATAATCTCTTTTTGTTAAGTTATTTTTGTTAATATCTCTAACATCGAAGTTCATCATGTTTTTTTTGGCAAATAGTCTTAATTCTTTTAAAAAACTATACCAGTTCTTTTGTATATCTTCGGTTTGTTCTGATGCAAAGTCTTGCGACATGATCACTGTTAATCCGGTGTCTTCGCTGATATTAACACTAACTTTGCCCAAGTCTATACCATCTACTATGTAGCCAAAATCAAAGTATCTTGCTTCTTCAGGAATGTTAGTTACAGTGCCTTCTTCGTCGCCGATAGTAACGTCTGAAAAACGTCCTCTGATTTTATTAAAAAGATTACTTGCTACATAACTTAAATTTTTCATAAAGTATTTATCAATAATTTGAACTTACAAAGATTGGCATGGGCAATTCAAATTCTTCATCTGATTGCATTTGACTAAAAGTATTATAAACATTCGGGTCCCAGTCTTTCATAACGCTTAATATTCTTAGTGCAAGTAACATCGAACTTATTAAGTCGTCGCTTTGTCCTGATTTTGCTTGAAAACTGCTACCTGTTGCAATGAAGGTTTTTAATTCGCTTATGAAAGGTTTGCTTTTTATAATAAGTTGATCGTTTTCGATCATTGTTTTTAATCTTGAACATGCAGTAATTTTACTACTGTGTGTTGTGTTAAATCCTTTTCTAAACTTTCTTACATGCCCTTTTCGCATAGGTTCACTGGTAAACAGTCCTAGAATGTTTTCTTCACCGAAGTCATTTATAACAAGCAATGCAGCTTCGCCTAAACCGTTGTTCTCTACACTCCAATATATGTTAGATCCGCCGCTCTTACATTCGTCGGCTATGTACTTGCAAATATCTTTTAACACTCTAATTTGCCCGGGTATACTGGTTGTATTATGTTGCCATTCTCCAACTTGTTCGTATGTAGGAATTTCTATAACCTGTATTGCAGCATTGTCACCACCAGTACCCATACTAGGATCAAGCGCAACAACATAACTGTACTTTGCATTTGGCTTTTTATACCAACGAGTTTGCCCCATGTTTAATATAGGAGAGTTTCCTTCCATTGTGGCCAACTTGATAGAATTTATTAATGTTTCGTCGTAAACTAAGAATTCGCAACCATATTCACGGCGAAATTTTTCTTCACCAATACGACCGATCTCGTCAGATTTCCATTGCTCATCTCTATCAGGATGTTCCCACCAATCAGCACGAAACGCATGAAATCCATTGATGCCCACGTCTTGTTCGTTTCCGTATTCATCAAACTTTTGTTCTGCATGTTTCCAAATAGTAGCAAAGGTATCTTCATCACTGTTAGGTGTGCTAGTAATGACAGCACGTCCACCAGTTGCTAGTGTAGGAGAAATACTAGTCCAAAATTCTTCTGCAATGTTAGGCTGTACGAAAGCAAATTCGTCACAGTATAATAACGAAATACTCATACCGCGACCGGTGTTTCCGGTGGTTGTTTGGCTTACAATACGAGATCCGTTTTCAAATTCGATAGATCCTTTGTTGTAGCTTGTAACACCTGCTCTAATATAATCTGGGCAAGTTTCGTATACATAACGAACTCTTGCCATGATTTCTTGTGCGCCAGTATATTTGTGTGCAGCAATCAAAATTGTTTGATCGGGATGAAACATTGCATACCAGCAAAGATAAATTGCAGCACATGTTGTTTTACCTGTCTGTCGAGGCATCATGTTGATATTAAAGCGATAGTTATGATAACTGTGTAATAATCTCAACTGGTATTCATATGGATCAAACAGCAGTTTTCCTTTTACAGGATGCTGTATATGTGCAAAGTGTTTTGCAAAATATAGATAGCCATCGTTAGGATTCATGCACTGTAACAAATCTTGAATTTGTTCTTCTGAGTATGTTTCTTTTTGATTTGCTTTTTTAGTTATAACGCCGTCTAAACTTTTTCCCATACTACTATTTACTCAAAAAAATAGGCACCGAAGTGCCTATCTGAAATTTCTATCCCGAGTGGTATTTTACTTTTTCTTTTTATCAGCAACTGCTTTTTTCATTGGCTCTTTTTTATTGCCATCCTTGTCCATATCTAAGAAATCTGGTTTGGCTGCTTCATCAACAGATTCCGACGGTCTTACCATACCACCTGGTGTTTTTGTTCTAAGGTAATATTTTGCTGCACGGCTGACGTGTGGAATGTCAGCAGCGGCTAGTTGTTCGAGATGTTTAATACTCGACTTTTTTATAATTTCGGCTACTTTAGCCTTCTCATTGCGTGATAGTTCTTCTTTATCACCAAACTGTTGTTTTAGATATTGAATATATACAGGAGCATATGGAGCAGCACCTTCTTTAACTGGTGCTTTCTTTTCCTTGTCGGCAACTGCTTTTTTCATTGGCTCTTTTTTATTGCCATCCTTGTCCATGTCAAGGTAGTCTGGCTTGGCTTTTTTTTCATTTAATTCACGATAAAGTCTGTCTTTGATTGATTCTACAGCCATTGGATTGTCGCCTGCTGCTGCCGGCTTATACATTTTCTTTTCACGATTAAGTCCGCCAGATAAGGTTTTAGTCATATACTCGTGATCTTGATATTCTTCTTCTGGTTCGTTTGCCCAATCTTCGAACGCTTCTTCTTCGGCTTCCATGTTGTCCATGGACATTGCCATAGTAGGTGGCGTTGATTCAATATTTGCCAAAGCTCTCATAATATCTGCCATACTGTTTCCAGTAACACTGATATTTACATTAGATGCTGATTCTTGTGTCATCGGTCCGCATTCATTTACTACTGATTCTTTTATGATCGATTTCTTTTCGACAGTATCAAAGCCTTTTAAAATTTTTAGCATGTCTAAGTCTGACATTTTTAACTCCCAATTGTACTTTTGTTATTTGTTGGTTCCGTTTTAGCTGCTTCGACTTTGAAACCATCGCTACCTGCACGTTCTTTACGTGCTACTTCTAATTCTTTGAGTAAATCCATTACTCTATTATTTCCTACTGACTGTTGGGCACTTTCGCCGCCCATGTCTTCTTTTGTTAGTAGTGTTTCGTATTCAGTTGATTCTTTTTCTTTAGTATCCAATTCAAGTGGACTATCAGGATTTCTTACAACAATATGCGATGCTGGGACTCTGCTAACAGTGCCTAAATATTCTTTTAACACTTGATCAGTTGTTGGATAAGATAGTTCAACTTCAAAATAAGTTACCTTTGAATTTGAAATGTTTGGAAATTCTAATGGAGTTTCTTGTATAGGTGTTGTTTTTGTTTTTTTAAAATTGTTAACTTGAAATTTTTCTAAAGAGCTCTTTAGAATGTCTTCAAACCCTTCAGGAAGATCACCGGCAACTCCGATTCTCCATTTATACGTTTTTTTGCTTTCAGCAATATATTGTTTTAAATCTTTCATGGTAATACCTTAGCTTTATATTATTTATCATTTAAGTTTTTTAAAGTATGTTTCAAAGGGTTCTACAGGGTTAACAAACTTTTCAAAACTCATATCAAAACTGTCATGCTTGATCCAGTATTTTATATTATACGACAATATTTCATTGTTTTCTCTAGACAAATAGCAATTTCTTTTGTCAATGTATTTTCTAACACTATCGTCGTTGATGCCGTAATGTGCATTTTCTTTTTGTGTTATTTGTTCTAAGTTTTTTGTTTCTAAAAACAGTGTGTCGGGTCTAATTCTTTTGACTTCGTTTATCATTAATTCACGCATGAATGTTTCTTGTTCATTATTGTGAATATACGTAAAATAGTTTTGTGCAGCTTGTAAAACTCTCATGCCCTTTAATCCAGGATCATAATACCTAGGGGCTTTAATTTCAATGTCAACTGTACTTTGAGACAAGTGCTTGCCATATGTTATAGGATATTCTTCTCGGGTAGTTAGTATACTTTCGTTTGGTAAAAATAATACCTTTGCAGACGGAATAATAAAAATAATTTTTTCAAATTTGTGTTGATTTTTTATAAAATTTTGCACAGCAAAAAATAAATTACTTTCTGGTTCGCAATAATTTATAATACCATATCTGCTTTCTAACAGTTGTACCCATGACGGTGTTGTGTTATCTTTATGCAAATATTGACCGTAACCGTTGCCAAATATTCCGATTTCTGCTTTTAATATTTTAGGAGACTCTGCCGGCATTGGGGTATCGTTAGATATGCGAGTACCGACTACTTGCCTTGAAGATGTTATATTACCTTTAATGTATCGCATAATTTATTTCAGACCCTTTAATCGTTCTATTAAGCTATTGCGATCTGTTACAACAAATCCTTCGCCTTGTGTAAATTGATCAGTAGAAGTTTCTTCCTTGTCTAGCTTGTCCTTTTTAAGCTGCAATTCTATCATTTTAAGTTTTTTATCTAGTTTAGCAACTTTTGCATTAAGTCCTGTTTGCAGCATGGAGTTTGCAACTTCAAACACTCTGCCCGAATATCTTGCTTCAACGTTCATTCCTAAAGTCATTAAATCATCATATGCAGTTAATGCTTTGTTTGCAATATCATTTAATTCGTCATCGGCCATTTGTCCTAGTCCACTTACAGCAGGCAGTGCCGCTGCAATTTTATCGTACTCTGCTAGTTCCTTAAATGATTTTTCAGATTCGACTATTGTATTACTTTTTTCTTTTTTATTTTCTTTTTTGTGCAATTCTTTCGAATCTGGCAAATTTAACAAATCTTCTAATTTTTTAGTCATAATAGTATCCTATAATATGCTACTATTATTTATCTTTTGTTACCTTGGTGAAAGATGTCTTCTTCACTTACGATTCTAAACACAATGTTTTGTTGTTTGCACCATGCTCTAGCAGCTTCCCACTTGGCTTGATTTAATACATAATGTGCTTGGTTGCTTTTACTGCGTCCTAGTTTTTCTTTTATAGTATGATTTAGGGGTTTTACTTCGATTACTTCTGCATGTGATTTTCCGTTTGCATCGACATATGAAATAAAAAAATCAGGAACATAAATTGTATATTTTCCTGTAAATGGGTTTCTATAAGGAATTCTTATTGCTTCACTTGCCCATTTGTTTACACTTGGGTGGTTATCGCAAAAGCGCATAAATGCAAATTCCCAGCTACTTCTATATGTTGGTGTTCTGTTTCCTACATATTTGTCTGGGTTTTGTAAATTATACTTTCCTTGTACAAATTTGGGCATTAGTATAAAATATTTCTTTTCTCAACATAAGCAGTATTATCTTGTTCTTTGTATCCTAGCTTACTCAGTCGAGATCGGTTGGCATTTAAAATTGCGGCAACCAATCCGTTTAACTGTAATTTGTTATATTTTTTTAATCCATCTAGTAACTCAAAAACATTTACGTTATCAATCTTAGCCTGTTGTAGTAGTATAGTCGAAACACTTACCGCTGCCACTTCATCAAACCCTTTGTTTTTAAAAAATCCTATAACAGCATCTACTTGGTTACTAGGATACGATACAGGCTCACTAAAATATCTGTTAAAAAATTCTTTAGTACTTGTTGCACTGTCCGAAATTTTATTTAATGTTTGTATACTTGACATATAAATTCCTTTTAAAATGTCTTAGGTGAAGCTACACTTGCAGGTCCTGGAGTTGTTAATGACGGAAATACAGTATTGTTTAATGATCGACCGGATGTTCCTGAAACAATCGACCCTATTTCCGATTGTATCTGTGTTGGGGTGATTTGAGATGCATTTTTAATTAAGTTATCAGTTTTAATAATAGACGATAGTATATTTCCATTTTTCCAATCGTTTATTATGTTGTTTATCCCAGCAAGGACCCCTTGGCTTCCAAACAGAGTCGTGGCGTTTCTGTTTGATAAAGGACTAGGAATTTTGTCATAATGTGTTTCTGCAAATCCAGTTGGCGAACTACCCGGAACAGTGTATCCTCTTGCGTAAGTTACTGCTTCGTATTCAATGGTCATCGAGGTTTCGGTTAATTCTCCTGCACCCTGGTCTACCCTGTCATGCTGCAATCCAGTTATGTAAGGATTTATTAAAGTAAATGCAGTATAGGAAGATTTTCCGTTTTGCGGAGAAAACTGAAATATTTGTATATCTTTAAAAAAGTTTTGTTTTTTACCAAACCTGTCTAACCCGAACTTGTTTGCTACAACTGTTGAGTTGCCATAAGCATTGTTTAGTCCGTCAGGCGCTTTTGCAAAAGGAGCATGAACTCCTCCTGGATTACCGGCTGCATCTTTTTCAACATAGTTCGGATCAGTGAAGTAATATCTGAAGTAAGTTTCCCAAAACAATGTTGTTAATCCGGCGTTGTCGTCGTGAAAAGTAATGTTAATTGGTTGATAATTAACTCTTGTCTGAACAATCTTTTTTCTATTATATTGATTAACTGTTTGTGTATCTATATTAAACTTTGGTAAGTCTGCACTTTTAGCTAAGATATTGATTTCTTTTTTATCTACTCCACCAAAAAGTGGAGACATTAGTTGTTGTACTTCTGACTCTATATTAAACACAACATGATAAAGGTGTTTGAATTTAGGTGCAAGTCGCATGTTATTATCAACATATAATCTTGCCGCATGTTGGTAATCGCCTAAGTTGCCCTTAGGTCCGCCAAAGTTTATAAAGTTATCAAAGTATCCGTCAAATATTCCCATAATAATATTTATCTTACTAATTATATACGTATATAAAGATAAAGGGGGCCTAAGCCCCCTTAATGGCAATCTAACTAGTTTTATTGTTAACCGGCACCGGTTACAAAGGTTCCTAGTGTTCTTCCTACTGATGTTCCTACACCTGTTCCGTTTGGTGATTGTACAGCGTTGTCATACTGAATAGTTAATGTAACTGTAACTGGTTCGTTGTTAGCGTATGCTAATGTGTTATAGTTTGCTTCGCTAACATAGCAGCCGTATACTTCCCATGTTTCAAGTACATTTGGAGTTAAAGCACCATTGCCGCCATCTAGAATTTCTATTCTTGTTAAGAATTTGTAATCTTGACCGCTTGCAGCCGCAGCTTGTTCCATAAAGTCAAATTGCTTTTGTAGTTGTTCGCCTACTAGTTTTTGTACGTTGTTGTTTACATCTTCGCGTAGGTTTAGTGTAAGTGGGTTCCATGTGTGTTTGCCAGCTAGATTAACTTTTGAGTTATACACCGGGATTTCGATGTTTTCAAAACTTATCTGAGGTCTAGTAACATCCACAACTTGTTTTGTAAGTTCAGTAGTTGGAGTTGATACACCAAAATTCTCTAATGATACTCTAAAACGATATTGTAGTTTAGGCATTAAAAGGCCTTGAGAACTAGCACTATCGTTGGTCGCTAATGGAACCGAAATTTTGCTTAATGATGAGATTGCCATATAATAAACTCCTTATCACAAGTATTTATCATTTATAGGGGGAGTTTAGTCTCCCCCTATAAAACGACTTATAAACCTGCGATTTCTCCTGTGTTCTTCAAGCGTAACGGAATGTAAATAAATTCAATTGCTTTTACTGGTTCAATTGCAATATCTACATACAATTCGTTTCTATCTATTCTGTTTGGTGTGTTGTTTGATTCGTCACACACTACTAGATAGTCATAAATTGCTCTTAGTCCGATTAGCTCAACTAGTAAACTTTCAACTTGCTGTTTGATTTCGTCACGTGTGATTTTATCATTCGGTTCGAATATGTATGGTTTTGCAAGTGTTTTAAGTTGACTGCGTAAGTAAATTACTAGTCTTGCAACGTTAATTCTGTCAAGCGCACTTGCATTTCTTGCACGAGTCTTTTGACCAAATACTACCAATCCTGCTCCATTTAGGAATGTAATTGGGTTTACATTTGATTGATATAGTGTATCTCTTTGGCCTTCATTTAGTGCAATACTTACAAATTCGCCTTCTGCATTAATATAACCTGTTGCAGATGCATTGGTTACTCCGCCACGTCTTGTACCAGCAGGTGCAAACCATGGATAAGCAACTTGGTCGTTAAGTGCTATAGTGCGTAGTACCATGTGCGATGCTGGAACAACAATGTTATTTCCTGCGTTATCTGATGTAAATCCGCTTGGGTAGTATACACCTAGATATTCGTCACGACTTACAAGACCAATATCGTTATCTTCAACTGCTAAGTTAACGTTGGTTGCCCAGTTGCTGATTGAAGTTGTTGTCGGTTGTAGTCTCATTGGACTATCACCTACTACAAATGCTGTTAATCCGCGATCGTAGTTTAGACTAATCATTTCACCAATTAGCTCTGGATATCCTGGTGTTGCAATCAAGTTAAACAGTCTTGTTTCGTCATCACGAGCTTCGTCGTTGTTGTTAACTGCTGCTTGTAGTTTTTGTACAACTACTTTACGTTGAGCTATGCGACCAAACGCACCTGACCCGTCTTCGTTGTTAGAAGATTCAGTTACCCAACGATGTGGATAGTAACCGGCCATTGACTGGTCGCTGAATCTAGTATTTACAGCGTTGATGTCAACATAGTCACGTTCAAAACGCTTTACGTTGAAGCCGCTTCTACGTAGATTCCACAATAGCATACCTTTTGGATATAATGCAGGATCTGGTGCATCTGGGTCTAAATAGTTGCTTGTTAGAAGATCGGCAATAGCACCTGCTTCGTCACTGTTGGCGCCTGCTGTATTATAACGAGCATCGGCAAATAGCACACCAGATTCGGTAGTCTGGTCTGATTTGTCTAATTGTACCCACTTGCTTGTTAACCCATTATAGCGATAGATTCCTGGATAGTTTTCAGTGTCAGCAGTTGATATCCACAAATCGCCATCAACTAAACTACTACCATCTGATTGTTCAGTTGGTTGAGTTGCAGCAACTATCGGACCTAGCGGGTCGCAGTCTGCATACGATGCGTTAAAGTTTTGATATCCGACCCATGTAGTACCGTTGTGAATCATTATATCTACTTCGTCAACTACGCTGCTATACCACAATGCGCCGTCGGCTGGTGTAGTAGTTGGTTCTGTCTCGCTTGCAGTGTATGTTAATGCTTTCCAAAGAGTAGCAACATAGCTTCCTGCTGTGCCATCTGGAGCATCATAGAAGTTTGTTGTAGTCGAAGGATCAGTTGCATCATAAACTGCAAATATATTTCCTAGTGGATCGCTTGTTCCGTCTACAAGTCTTATTTCACCACCAGTTGCGTGGCTTATAGTGATTCTATTCTGCGAATCTACACTTGCAGTTACGTTAGTTAGAGCGGCTGCATTAATTGCGTTTGCAATAAGGTCTGCATCAGATACTGCGCCAGTTGATGTAAATGCAATTGTTGATGCACTTGACATAGTTGCCGAATTTACTCTGCTTTCACTTATTGTAAATGTCCATGAACCTGCAGGAAATGTGCTGGCAGTTATTCTAGAACTTCTAATGCTTGTAGCACCAGATGCGTTTCTTCTAAACAACTTAAATGTTGCTAGTTTAGCACTTGCACTATCTTCTGCTATGTTGCTTTGAATGTAGATGTCGCCTTCTACTAGATTTGCGCCGCCGCCTGCGTTATCTAAGCTATATATAGCAGCATGGTTTGTGTCATAAATCGGTGCTGGTATAGTGCTCCAAATTTCAGTGTCGGAACTGTAACGCTTTACACTCCACTTGGCACCAAGATTTGGACTTGTAGTTTTAACCCAAACTGATCCAGATGGGCGTGGTTGTGTGTCATTTGTTTTGAATTCTGGAACAGAAGTGTGCGGTGCAATATTCAAACGTGGTGAATAATAGTCACGTTGTGTAATACCTAGTAATGTAAAGGTTGCATCATCTCCGTAGATAGATAGTAAGTCACTAGTTGAGCCGTTATTGTAAATTACCAATCTGCTGTTTACAACATCTGCTGTTACACCTGTGCCTGTCATTGCTGTATTGATGTCGGTCTTTAGTGTTGAAAGTGATGTTCCAGTAAGTGTTACTGCTACTACGCCCGAGCTGTCACTTGCTAAGTCAAAGTTTATGGTTCTACCAACAACTAGTGTTGGGTTACTGTTTGTACCAGTAACAACTGGCCAGCTTGCTTTCCATGCAGCAGAACCTACTTCAACCCATACTCCGCTTGAGTTTTTAAACCACATACGATTTACATTTGTAACAGCAACAACAGCGTAATCGCCCACTGCACCTACGCTACCCTTTGGTGTGTAATCTTCACCATCAAAGTCGACAACTTTTGTTGTATCAGTGATTACAGTTGGCACTTTATTTGAAAAACTTTGTCCGCCTGTGGTTGTTCCAGCAGCGCCGTTCCATTCAAAAATGCCGTAGAATGAGTTGTCAATATCAAACCAGTACGATCCGTCAGTTGGATCACCTGCTGTAGCAGTTGCACTTGCAGTAATAGCACCTAAGTCAATGTCAGCTCTTACAATGTATGCTCTGTTTGATACGCCTAAATATGAATAAGCAGCCTGCAAGCCATACTCGTTTTGCTCGCCGCCGTGAATTGGATTGTTGTTTGCATCGGTATAAAATAGTGGATCGCCAAACGTTTCAGATAATTCTCTTTGTGACGAAACCAAGTATACTTTATTTGCATTTGCTGCTAATGTACCGGGTGCTATGCCTGTATTACCCGGATTAGCTTTATTTTCTTTTGTAGCTACAAAAATTAAAGGTGTAGTACCTGGTTCAGCAGGAGTATAGAAACTCTCATCAATTACTGATACCTGTACACCCGGTGATACTAATGCCATTGTTTATTTCTCCTTGTGGATAGTTGTTACTAGTATTATTTAGCTTATATCCGGAGAATTTTGTGGTTTACAAGTAGAAAAGTACGTAGTTAAAGAATAAAAGACAACAGTTGCGTTGTATTAAATTCTAGATCTTGTAGTGTTCCGTTATTGTCGATAGTAAAGTCTGCCATCCATTGTTCTAAGCTCATGCTATCGGCTGATTCTAAAGGAAGATGCATACTTCTGTCAACCCAAATTGCATAATCAAACACACCTGTATTCTTCATAGCAAAAAATTCACGTTTATTACGTAGACCGCAATAAATGTCGTGAGCTTTAAAAATTTCTCGACCTAACTTAGCTGCATCAGGAACATTATAATCGCAGATAGCATCATACCATTCTGCTCTGTGATTGTGCCTGTCAGCATAACACTCTTCTTCATTATAATATCCATACTTGTCCTTTAACATATCAAATATAAAAAGTTTACTGCAAAACTGACTACTACTTTCAAAGCTAAACCCGTATTTGTCTCGAAGTATTTCGCAGACAGTGTCTTTGCCATGTCGACCGTGACCAATTACAAGTAACTTTGGTAAACTCATTTATTCCTCGTGTTATATTAATTTTTTTATAATAACAAAATATAAGACTTTTGTCAAGCGTTATACACCGTATTTGTTTGTTTTCTTTTTTGCTACAGGGCTTACTGTATTTGTGTCAGGTGTTTCAATACTTTTTGAATTAGTAATCTTTGTTGGGTTAACTCCCATTAGTTCACTTGCTAATCTGACAGTCTCGTCGTCTTCGGGAACAAAGCCAATTTGAGTTAAATTTTCAGCCCACTCAGATTCTTGTTCAAAGTCTGTACTTTTTAAATCCCCGTTTTGTAAAGCTCTTGCTGAGGCAACAGCAAGTCCATATCTGTATTGCATGTAAGGATCTGTATTACGTAATTGTTTTTGTATAAACCCACTTGGCAACGGATTAGTAACATTTGCTGGCAGGACTTTTGCAGATCCAGTTAACTTAGGATCTTTTTTTTCCTGTATGATATCTCTTATTTTCATGTGTTATCCTATTATGAAACTATATCCAGTACCGCCGGAAACTGCTGTAAATACTTGTTGTTCTAACTTATCCATTTCCGCTTGTGCTTCGGCTTTTAACGAAGATCCGTTAAGACTTGTTCCGCCCTGCGGACCTGCAATAGTAGCAAACTTTTCTCTTGCTTCTCCTAACATATACTTGCAGGATGCAAGCGTATAATCTTTGATCCAACCAGATGCCAAATAGTCTTGTAGTAATTGGCTGTCAGGTCTGTAGTTATAAGAATATATTAATACTTCTTCACCGGCTCTAGGACGTTGTAATAGTGTTAATTTTTTAGTAACTGAATTCCATGTAAATTCGATAAATGATCCGAACATACGTCCTACAAGCTCTTGCTGTTGAGCAAAGAAATCGTATGTAGCAAGGCCTCCCATTCCAGAACCTGCTAACAAATATGTATTAGTATATGCAAGATTAAATGGTTCAAATAAACTGCTGCCGTCTCCACTGCCACTGCGTGATCCTACACTGCGTCTAAATATTTGTCTAACTTCAATTACTTCCGGAGGTAAAATATAAGAGTTTTGGTCTTCGACAAGTTTTAATGATATGTAACTTTCTTCAACAGCATGTTCACTACGCAAACGAAATCTGTTTAGAGCTTTGGATAGAGCTAATTCGTAGTGTACTGGGTCTAATTCTACATCAACCATGCCGCCGCCTAACATAGTGTGTACATAATCAAACACTTCTTGTTTTTGTGTGACTAAATTATTATCTGCCATTTTATGTTGTCTCCAATAGTATTTATCGCTGATAGTCAGTAGCTTGCTGCAAACGTATAGTAAGCTAAATATATGCATGCCGCGATTAAGTCTTTACCGCCCAAACAAAACAGCCGATTACGAATTCCTTGATAGAATTATCAATGAACAATTCAGTATCGGCGGAACTGATTTGTTTATACACAAGTATCTTGGAACAAAAAATCCAAGCAACGAAAATGCAACCGCAGATCAGCCTCAATATTCTGCAATAAAAGAAAGTAACATTCAAGATATGTTATTTTTAGAAAATAGAGACAGAAAGTATGATGCTGATATATACCGTATACGCGGAGTATACAACGTACAAGACAACGACTTCAACTTGAGTCAGTTTGGTTTATTCTTAAGCAACGATACTTTGTTTTTAACAGTACATATAAACAGCAGTGTCAAGACGTTGGGTAGAAAAGTCATGCCCGGAGATGTTGTTGAACTGCCACATTTAATTGATGAATATGCACTCAATGATTATTCAGTTGCATTAAAACGTTTTTATGTGGTAGAAGATGTAAACAGAGCATCTGAAGGATTTAGTCAAACATGGTATCCGCACTTATATAGATTAAAATTAAAACAAATAATCGACAGCCAAGAGTACAAAGATATACTTGATCTGCCTGCAGGTGACGAAGCAGGAAATACATTAAGAGATGTGCTTAGTACTTTTGAAGTTGATATGCAAATCAACAATGCGGTTATTGCACAAGCAGAAGCAGATGCAGCAAAAAGTGGTTATGATACTAGTCATTTTTACACATTGCAAGTTAACGATAAAGGACAGACTGAATTAATTACAGCAGATCTTACAACACTTGACACGTCGACTCAAAATGAAATGGCAGATAGAGTAAACCAAACACCTGAACGAAACGGATACTCGGGATACTTGCTTGGTGACGGACTAGCACCAAATGGAGAAGCATTTGGCAGTGGTATTTCTTTTCCGTTAAATTCGACAAAGGGCGATTATTTTTTAAGATTGGATTTTATGCCTAACAGATTGTTTAGATTTGATGGGACTCGATGGGTTAAGATGGAAGATAACGTAAGAACAACACTAAGTAATACGTCAACTAGAAACACACAAAAGGGTACGTTTATTAATAATACCAATACAACTACTGTATGCGATGATACAACCGACGAAAGACAGAGTTTGTCAAAGGCTCTTAGACCAAAGGCAGATAACTAATGTGTAAAAAGAGCTTGAATGGATAACGAACAATGAGTTTGCATTTTTACGATGGACAAATAAGAAGATATTTAACTCAAATTATTAGAATGATGAGTAACTTCTCATACAAGGACGGTGATGGCGACCTAAGGCAAGTTCCAGTAACATACGGCGATTTAACTAGACAAGTTGCTAGTATTATGAGAGATAATTCTGAAAATAAAATACCTAGTGCTCCTCGCATGGCAGTCTATGTTACTGGATTAGAGATGGACCGAGCAAGAACTAGTGATTCGTCGTTTGTTAGTAAAGTTCACATTAGAGAACGTGCATATGACAACAATGGAAATGAATATTTAAACACTCAAGGCAAAAATTACACAGTCGAACGTTTAATGCCTACTCCTTACAACTTGGCAGTAAGTGTTGACATTTGGACAACCAATACAGATCAAAAACTACAGATACTAGAACAAATATTGATGTTGTTTAATCCTAGTTTAGAAATACAAACAACAGACAACTTCGTTGATTGGACTAGTTTAAGTGTGATAAATTTAGAAAGTATTACGTTTAGCAGCAGAAGTATTCCTGTAGGAGTTGATTCAGAAATAGATATAGCTACATTAGGATTTAGTACTCCGATATTCATATCTCCTCCGGCAAAAGTAAAACGTCTAGGTGTTATTACAAGTATTATTACAAGCATATTCAACGAATCAACTGGATCTATTGATCTAGGAATAAGTTCAGCGCAAGGTGCGCTGGAAAGTAATAATTTAACCATGAGAGAAGAAATAGCAACAGTTGGTGCAGACGGAACAGTTGAGACAACAGTTGATAAAGGAGAGTTTCCAAATACTGGAACTGGAGAAATGGACTTTAACGTTAAAAGAACATTTGTTCCTGCTGCACTAGGAAGTGCAAACGGCAGTATTGGTATTTTAGGATTAGGACTGTACATTAAAGGTGGAAAAGCATATGTTATTGACAAGGGCGAGGTCGGTACTGTAAACTGGAATGGATTATTTGCACAAGTTCCAGGGTGCTATACTGCTGGCGTAAGTCAATTACGGATTTCAAACGGCGACGGTACGTACATCATCGGTTACATAACTGTCAATCCGTTGGATCCAACAGAATTAATTGTTGATTGGGACGAAGATACATACCCTGCAAATACAGTACTAGTAAGTAGTGCAAGAAATCCTAACAGTTATACTAGCATGGATTATATTATCGATCCACTGCGTTGGAACCCAACTACTAGATTAGTTGTAGGATTGCGTTTATTAATACTAAGCAAAGTAGGTAACGAAAACAACGACGACGGAGCAGACGGGTGGAAAAGTACAAACAGTCCGTTTGGCGAGCTAGTAGCAGGCGAGAATGATATCATCGAATGGGACGGAGACCAGTGGAACATTATATTTGATGCAAGCGAAAGCGAAACTCCTATTTTTATGACTAACTTGGCAACAGGAAGTCAATATAAGTGGACTGGCGAGTATTGGACTAAAAGTTTCGAAGGCGAGTACTCACAAGGGTCTTGGGCGTTGTTTCCATAAAGCTAATTATTAGTATGAAAAATATTGTTTGCTCTGGTGCACTTTTTTATACACTGTCTACTAATAGATTTTTATTACTTCACAGAACTCAATCTAAACAAAACAATGTTTGGGGACTAGTCGGCGGTACTAATGAAGAACGTGAAACTCCATGGGAAGGTCTAAAACGAGAAATAACTGAAGAAATAGGATTTATGCCCGATATTAAAAAAGTTATTCCTCTAGAAACATTTATAAGTAACGACGAACATTTTAAATTTCACACATACTTGTGTGTAATTGACAAAGAATTTATTCCTACGTTAAATAACGAGCATGATGGATATGCTTGGGTTAAATTTGGAAATTGGCCGAAACCGTTGCACACCGGATTGGCTAATACCCTTAGACGTAAAGTAAATCAGCAAAAATTAGACACGGTTTTTAAGATTGTTGATTTAATTTCGTAAACTGTTCTTTTAGCCAATCAAAGTCGTTGATTTTTCTTAACGCTTCGATATTGCCTACGTTGTCTATGCCATACTGTTTGCCTGCATTTGCACCAGCAATACAATAATCGCCAAACTCTTTGTCCTTGCCACGAGTACACCACACGTTTAATCTAAAATCAGTTTCCTCGTCTCGTTGTCCATCGATGGTCTTAGATGCTAATTTTACACATTCTCTAAACGCACTTCTCCAAGTACTAAAAGGATCTGTGTTAAATTTAGTAATATTAGAAACACGGTTTATAGACTTAAACAATGTAGATATACTTGTAGTCATATCGGGCTTGGTTGTATCCATGTTTAGCGTTAGCTCTTTAGGTAACAACTTTACTGCGCCGTATCCGTATACTAAATTATTAATAGGGTTTAGAGATTTCCAAACATGAACTGTTTTTTTACTATCAGGATCATATGTAGGAATATAGTAATCAAAGTTAAAATTATCAATAATTTCAGCATCGGCATCAACTATCCAAATCATTTCAGATGAACAAAGTCGTGCTGCTTCAATATGTGCTTGGTGTATACCCTGTACACCGTGTACACGCATTGCTTTAGGAAATTTTTCTTTTAATTTATTGTAATTTGCATCTGCATGTTCTTCGTCTTTGCTTATAAACACAATATCATAGGTTTTTGGATTGCTTGCTACAATATCATATTCTTTCTTTTCTAAATAAAATCTGTGGGTTACTTCGTGTTCGATTGCTGGAAGTTTTTTACTCATTAATGCTACACCGTCGTATGCACTTCCATTTTTAAATATATGGTGTATGCTTCTTTCAAACCATTGGTTGTGCGGAAAATACAAATCAAATTTAAAATTGTTTGCAATGTCAACATCGTCAGGAATGGACCAAAACATTTCTGTTTTTGAATTTTTTACTGCATTTAAATAATCATTATAATTTTTTATGATAAATTTATCATACACAACTGGACCACTTGCAACTATGTCCCATTCTTTTCTCTTTGCAATTAATCTGTGTTCTACTTCTTTCTCAGTTAACACTATTTTTTTGGTGCACAAAAATAGCCCATCAAATGAAACTTCATCGCCGCACTTGTGTTTAAACACATGATTTATGTTTCTGTCAAATGTCTCGTAATGACTAAAATACATGTTTAAATTAAATGTATCAGAAATTTTTATATTATGTGTGCCCATCCAAAACATGTCAGTGGTTGATTTTTCAAGAGCATCTAGGTATTGATCATACGTATCAATAAAAAAGAAATCATACGGTTTAGGATATGACGCAACAATATTGTGATCTTTTTTGTTTATATAAAACCTTGTATCAACTTCTTTTTGTGTTGCAACAGCGTGTTTACTAAAAAGAACAATTCCATCTCTGTAGTCTCCGTTAAACATAATATGATTTATTTTTCTGTCGTATTCGTTTGAATGATTAAAATTCATATCAAATTTAAAATCGCTTAATACAATTACATCCGAAGGAATACCCCAAAACAACTCTGTTTTTGAATTTTCCAATGCATTTAAGTAGTCGTTGTAATTATTAACAGTAAACTTTTCATACTGGCCGGTTGTAGATAAAACACTGTTCCATTCTTTTGCGTTGACAATAAATCTATGTTCTATTTCTTTTTCAGTAATAGGTTTGTGTTTGCTTAATAAGAACACGCCATTGAATGTTATTTCGTTTTTATCTTTATGAGCAAACGCATGATTTTGTTTTCTATCATATTCATTGTCATGAGTAAAATAAATTTTATCAAGTTCAAATTCGTTTATTTTAATATTGTGAGATAGCGCCCAAAACATTTCGGTTTTAGTATTATCTAGTGCATTGATATAATCGTCAAATGTTTCTATATAAAACTTATCATACACAACTGGACCACTTGCAACTATATCCCATTCTTTTGCGTTGACAATAAATCTATGTTCTATTTCTTTTTCAGTAATAGGTTTGTGTTTTGAAATTAAAAATAGTCCATTCCTATAATTATTATCGTTTACTCGATGAATGAAGCTATGATGTGTTTTTCTGTCATATTCGTTTTCAAAAGAAAAATACAAATCAGGAATTGTAGGAGAAATATTACTGCTACTCATCCAGAACATTTCAGGTCCATCATCATTTAGTGCATTTAGATAATCGTTGTAATTGTCAATTATGTATACAGGATACTCAACTGGGACAGAAACAACAACATTCCATTCTTTTCTCTCAACAGGATGTCTGTATTCAATTTCTTTTTCAGTCAATGCTTTATGTTTGCTGCACAGTATTAAACCATTTTTATGTAACTCGTCGTTTACTTTATGTAAAAATACATGCGTTTGTTCACGATCAATTCTATTATGCCAATCAATGTAAAAATTGTTTATATAATCACGATCTACAGAAATGTTGTTTGTAGATACCCAAAATAGTTCTGTTGTGGTTTTGTTCAGTGCATTTAAATAATCATTATAATTTTCTACGTTAAATACATCATAGGGTTTTGGATGTGATGCAACTACATCCCATTCTTTTTTTTCTATATAAAACCTGTGTTCAAACTCTTTTTTAGTTACTGGACTTCTTTTAGAAAAAAGTACTATTCCGTCATACGACTCTTTGTTTTTAAAAACGTGTGTAATATCTCTATCAAACATGTTATAAAAATCAAAATTAACTGAAAAGTCAAAATCTTTTTCAACTATTACGTCTTTTGGAACATGCCAAAATAGTTCTGTTTTTGAATTTTTTAACGCTGCTTTGTAATCTTCGTATGTATCAAAAGAAAATATTTCGTAATTTCTAGGTTTACTTGCTACTTGCTTTACTTGTTTCTTTTGCGCTAGAAATCGATATTCCAATTCTTTATCTGTTGGAATATAGCTTTTGGGCATTAACACAATGCCGTCAAACTTATCATTTTTTCCATTACCAAACAAATGAGGATATTTAAAACTCCACTCGTCTGGTTCGTAATCAAATTCAAATGTACTATCTACAATTAAATCGTCGTAGACAATCCAAAACATATCCGTTACAGATACTCTCATAGCATCCTGATACGTTTTAACTGCAATGGCTTCGGGAAATCTTTTTCTTAAATCTTCCCATGTACCGGTGTCTTTGTCACCTAAGAAGAAAATGTCAAAGTTATGTTTTCCCCTATACACATCGTAATCGCCGCAGATGTTAGTTTCGGTTACAAGTTGTGTTTCGTCGTTTATAGTAGTTGGTACTAGTCTAACTTTTTCCCAACTGCTTACACGCTTACTTTCTTTAAAAACATAAGGAAAACAAATAATACATCCGTAGTCGTCACGCTTGGGTTTGTAGTGCCACGGAAACGATCTATACACTTCGATGTCTTTGTCGACTACCCATATGTAATCAGACTTATCTTTGAACTTATTGAGTTGTTTCAAATCATAGTTTTTTGCGTCTTCTACATACAGTATTGGAAATCTTTGCAAGATATGATTTTTTAAAACATCTTGTGCATTATAAGTCTTTTTACTAAATTTGTTAAAACGTTCAACTGTATTCATTTGTCTCATCTAAAATAAATGCTTTTATTCCGTAATGTGCTACCTGTTTACTCAAGTCAACATCGATATAAGTTTTGAATCCAACTTCGTTTGCTTGTTTACAAAAATATATATCTTCGCCTACAAAGTTGTCTTCTGCTTCGTTATAAATGTGTGTAAACCAAGGTTTAGGCAATGATTCGAACACTTTTCGACTTACCAACATACATCCCATACCGACTGCCCAAACTCTATGCAGACCTGTTGTAGCATCTAGTCTAGCATCTAAGTCGTATTGATTAATAAATGCAACACTTCTCAATGGTTTAACTCTTGTGCTATAGGTTGCAGCAACAATATCTTTATTGTGTGAAAGCAGCCGATCAACTGTGTCCATCGGAAAGTGCATGTCACTGTCGAGCCAAAGTAAATAGTCAGATCCACTTTTTAATGCGCGACTTGCTAGTATTTGTCGTAGATCTGGAATAACAGTTCCTAATGCAGAAAATATTTCAAAATCTACACCGGATCTTGCTAAGTGCGAAGTTAAATTAGCAAGAGACTTGGCAAATCCTAAGTGTACATAATTGTGCGAAGGAATGCATATTGCAATTTTCATTAAACTAGCTCTTGACTAATCAAATCTAGATTCAATTCCTTTTCAGTTGCTAGTGTAATTCTGTTTAGTTTGTTTGCTGTACTCGTTGCTTTTTTTACAACTTCTGCAAATTCTTTTTCAGGAAGCAGTGCCATTGCTAGCATTGTTTCTGGTTGTACTTTACCTAATGTTAGAAGATCCGCTGCCGCACGGTTACCAAAATATTCTGTCCAATGGTGTTTGTCATCATCTTCTGCTCTATTTAAAACTTCTTCTTCGGTTTCGGTGCCTAAAATTTTAGTTTTGATAGATTGTTCTAGATCTTTGTCTTCTAAATTAATAGATTCTAATTTTTTAAGTTTTCTTGCCTTACTAAATTCAGTAGCAAGAATAACATTCTCGAGTTCATATGCTGTTATCATAAAAGTATTCTCCTCAAATTAACTACCTTGACCACCAAATGTGGCACTAAGACAAATAAATGTACCTGAAGAAATACCTAAGTATGTTCCTAGTACACCCATGAATATAGGGGTTCCGGACAGCCCGAAGTAGGTGTTTACATCGCTCATACAAATGAGACTACCTGTTGGTGGTAACGATCCTGTAACCATATACGTTCCTAGTTTTTACTATAATAGCAGAGTATTTAATTTAAGTCAAGTAGGATAGCCAGATTATCTGGCTATCCATGCTTTTATTTATCGAGTACTTTCTGAAGCATCATTCTCAGTTCATCGATTTGTCGTTGCTGTTCTTTAAACGCTTCAATAAATGCACCAGCAAACGCACCGTAATTAACTGACTTGATGCCATCTTCGTTTTCGTGTACAACTTCTGGGAAGTATTTTTCAACTTCTTGTGCAATAACACCCATATGTCTACGTTCGGTATCTTCTTTGTCAGTTCTTGTAAATGTTACACCGCGTATGCTTAGAATCTTAGTCAAAGGATCTGCAATAACTTCGATGTTATCTTTGACTCTAACGTCGGAGAATGCACAAACATCACCAGTTGCAGTAAATGTTCCGGCACCGGTTAATACCGCAGCTTGTGTAGTTCCGCCGTACCATCTGAAGTATGTAGTAGCACTAGCAGTCGGAACACTGTACCATAGTGTATCAGTTCCGATACCTATTGCATAATCCACTGCCGCAGCACCAATGTTTGGATACAACAACAGTTTAGTACCGGCACTTCTTGTAG